CGTCTTCAGCCATAGTTAGACGATCAAAGTCTTGTGCTACAGCAGGGTTGTTAGGTAAGTCACGACCAACAAAGATAACTAAGTCACCTAGAGCATCTACAGCAGCAGCGTCAGCTAATGCACCAACACGTTCAGCAGTTTTAGCAGCGTAGTCTGCTTCAAGAACTTCACCAACACCAATTAATTCGGCAGTTGTGATTTCAAAAGACTCACGACCATAACCTACATCAGTATTAACTTCCCAACCGAAAACATCAGAAGGTACAACAGGGTATTTATTTAAATTAAGAACAGCCATTATTTCATTTCCTTTATTGAGTAATAATGTTATTGAGCTTGTTTAGCTTTTGCTTTAGCAGCAATCTTTTCAGCGGTAGTTAACTCGACAATTTCGTTGTCTACACCAGCGCCACCAACTTCTTTCATCTCTTCACGAGTTTTGTTTTGTTTAGTCTCTAAAGTTTTGACGTACACACCAAACTTCTCGTCATCCAGTAAAGAAGCGATTGACATAACACTCTCAACTTCGTCTACTGACACAAGAGCTTTGATCTGTTCTTCACGAGAAGTAACTTTAACTTTTTCAACTTGACCTTGAAGTTCTGTGATCTTGTCTTGTAGAGTTTCGATTTCTTCGTCTTTACCTGCTAGGGCAATTTTAACTTGCTCCAATTCGCCAGATAAAGCTTCTTTCTCAGAAGTTAGAGTAGAGATAGTTTCTTGTAAGGTTTCAGCATCAGCTTTCAAACCAGAAATTTCCTCAGTTAATGTTGAAATTAAAGAGTCATTAGTAGTAGAAACTACATCTTCCTCTTGATTAGTTTTCGGTACTAACGACATTACGTTTTCTCCATATTTACCGTTTATGTGATTGTAAAATTGCTCTTTAGTCATAATAGAATCAATAAGATCCAGACTTAGGGCTGTTTTTGCATCGAAAGTCTTAGCTTCTGTATCAATTACAGATTGACGATCAATACCTCTCATTTCCGCTACATGACTGACAAACTCGTCATATATGATTTTGGAACTCTTTCTAAATTCATCTAAAGCTGATTCAGTAAAATTACCGTCTTCATCGTAAGGTACTTTGGATTTACCGCTTGTAATGTAGATGCGTTTAACGCCTTCCTTTTTATCCCTTTCAGCATAATTTGTTAGAGGAAGAACTACACCAATACTACCTACACGACCCATTGGGTTTACGATAACTTCATTTGCAATGGAAGCCCAAGCATATCCACCTGAGTAAGCTACACCATCTACATAGGTTGTAATCTTTACGTCATTACTGTTAGCTAGGTTACGAACAACTTGTGCAGCTTCAAAGCATCCATAAGCTTGTCCACCACCACTATTTAGTTCTAAGATCAGCTCACTTACTTTCTCATTTTTGATAAGATATTCAGCTTGTCCTTGAATACTCTCGTAAGAAGTCATCCCACATAAGCCTTCCCATCCAGACTCTTCATAAGTTAAAGAACCCTTAATTGGAATCAAACCTAAGCGAGTGCCGCTGACACCTTCTAAGACTCTTACTTGATGTCTACGCTGAGAAGCAGGTCGCTTTAACAACCCAATTTGTTCTTCTCCATTAACAAGAGCTTTCTCATAACGATGTAGGACAAGTTGAAGTGTCCTACTGTCAGCTAAAAGATAATTGTTAAAGAGAAGTTCTGATAATTGATGAAAATTCATATCATCCCTTTCTTATTATGATTTATTTAAGTTGTTGGCATTACTGTCTGCGGTAGCCACACTATCGGAAGTACCGTTGCCTGCCCCCTTGCTCATACCATCACCGCTTCGAGATTGCATATCCAAACCATACCCTCTAAGTTTAATTAATTCATCAAACTCAATATCAAGAGGTACACGAGTAGGGAATCCAAAAATCTCAGCCATGTAGTTAGTATTTTCTGCTGTGATAGGGATAGTTTGCGTTGCAGCTAATTGTTGAATAGCTTTAGCCATTTCTGCTACAGTGAGCTTCTCAACTCTGTCATACCGCAACTTAGGTGTTTTAGTGATGTCCCAGCCATTTCTTGAAAACAAATCAGGAATAAGGTCATTGTTGATCACTTCGATAAACTCTCGTAGTCTCGCTTCAACAAACATATTGAACATTGTCTGCTTGTTGTTAGTAAGAGAGCTGGAAGCCGATTGTCCATCATCAATGGTGAGAATATCTGCACACATTGCTTGGAACACTTCGTTCTTATAACGAGAGATGATACTACCCAAAGCTGTTAAATGTGAACTACTACCTGTAACTACCCTAAAATCATACTGAGCAGAAGCACCTTCTGATTGATCGTACCTGTCAGATGGGGTGATAATGTAAGCCTGTTCCCCTGTAGAGATACGTAACATTTGCTGTTTAAGCTTTGTTACACGGATACGATCTTCAGGATCGTCACTACTCTCATCCATAATTTCAGAAGGGCAAGATAAGTGAGGGATACCATTCAAGTTTCTGTTAGCTGATACTGTCTCAATCCCTCTAAGCTCTTCTAACACTCTCCACGACATATAAGCGTCAGCTAGAGGACTTCTACCATGAGGATAGTTGCTAGAAGGGTTAACCTTGAAGAACAGGATTCTGTCAACAGGAAGATCAACAGATGTCTTTTTAAGAGTGGTTATAGACCTTGTTGAATTACTTGTCAGCGTTTGTACAACAGACTTAAGCTCACGATTCATATCATCGTACTTAAACTCTTCAATACTCTTTTGAGAACGGAGGGGAAGATATTTAATACCAATCCTTCCATCATCATACAAACTACCTTCCGAGTATCTACGCTCACGAAACACTTTCTCTAGAATAGAAAACCCATACTGCGTTGACGTTAAGGCATCCTTCACGACCTGATTGAAAGAAGTTTTCATGTCGTGGAATAAACTTTGTTCTAGGAATTTCTTTCGGTTAAGATGTGTATCCGATTGATCATAGGCTTCTACATAGAAATCAGCTTGACCTGCAATCGTATTGACAGCAGAAAGAACAGAAGCAACTACACTACTCTTAGCCATTTGATCAAATGTTTTAAGAGAATAAGGGAACTTTAATTCCCTCAAGCTATCCTCATAAATAGATTGGAAATCGACACTAACGCCAAGATTCCCTAATTCAGGACTCACAAGCCCCTTTTTGTCTTGGCTAACTGCCACTTATTATTCTCCTTATGTCAGAACATATTCCCTACATCAGCCTTTCTAATTTTCCGTTTTCTGTATAAGGTGTTGAAAGCATCCGAGGTAGCATCAACCATGTCGTCATGCCGGACATTACGTGTCCCGTCAAATGCTTCTAACTCTGTGAAGTAAACATCGTTCCAATCAGCCTCCATAATATAAACAGCCCCGTTTTCACTAGCTGCTGCGAAGTTCTTGAAACGTTCTACTTTATTCCTTTGGTTACTACCTGATACTTTAGTTACAGCAGGAACACCGCTAGACATTAAATACTCTCTAGCGAAAGCGTATGTAGCTTTACCACTGGCAGGATCTTCAGGTAATACTTGTGGAATAACACCGTACATATCACAATCTTTTAAAGCTACGTCAGCAATATATCTATAAAGCTTACCAACTTTCATTTGCGCTCTGACAACGTGTTCTACAATGTAATACCCTTTCTTAGTCTGGGCCATTAAGACTCCAACTGTATAGTCAGGGTCTAAGTTACCTTCGTGTGGCTCAGTATAAGCTAAATCCCAGCATCTTACACGCTTAACGATTTCATCATCAGGGTCATCTTCGAGTGGGAATGTTTTAATCTTCTTACACCAGTCATTAGACCAGAATCCAGCACCTTCAGGGCGAACATACCAGTTACCTCTAACTAACCTTTCTCTTTCGATACGAGATTTGTTAAGTAAGTCAGATACGTACTTTCTGTCAATCATTGGGTTGTCTTTATAAGTCGCACCAATGAATCTGAAAGACATAGGGAGTTGCTCTTCTTCTACAACATCCTTATACTTTTCAACAAGACGGTCTCTATCTGTATCCCAAACATACAGCCCGTTGATAACATAATACCAACGAATCATACCGTTCTTTTCAGGGTCAGGGCGACCACCAATATCGAAAGTTACATCATCTTCTGTGACGTAAGTCTTTTTAGGGTATAAATACCATTCTACCCAATCCAATATAAAGCTGTTTGGGTCAGGGTTACATGTAAGCCATGCAGTAGGTTTAGCGTTGGAGTTTGTACGAAGACGAGTAAGAATCCATGAGATTTCTTCTGCGTCTAAATGCGTTGCCTCATCAATCATTGCTCCTGAAATCTCTTGTCCCTGAAAGAAGTCAATACCTTGTTGACCATCCATACCTTTCATGTAGATACGACAACCACTAGGAAACCTAAAAGACATTTCATTTTGGTTGATTTTAACTTCAGGACAAGCAGCTTTAAAGATTTTCTTAGCTGTTTCAAAAGCGCCTGTTCTCAAAGACGATGCTGTTTTACGAATAATGTATCCGATATATTCTGGTTCTTCGATGAAACGTAAGAAACGGCAAATCCCAACATAAGACTTACCACTACCTGCTGCTCCACCAAACACTGTAATATCTGTATCAGACCACATGAAGTCAAACTGTCGTTGACTTTTTGGTGTGTAGATTTCTAAGCCATCAAATGTAGGTTTTTCATATTTAGGATGAGCGTTCTTACTTGTCATTAGAACCCTTCCTTAGCAACCTTATCATCAATACCTTGAGGTCGCATCTCAGGTGTTAATACTCTTGTGTGAGCCTTAACTTGTTCAGGTGTTGATTTAGGATCAGCTACACCCTCTAAAGCTAACAACTTCAACTCTGCTGTTCTTAAATTAATCTGTTTCATCTTCAGATCAATTCGATCATATACTTGTTGACGTTGCATACCAAACATTTGTGTTTTAATCTTTAACAAGCTATTGGCGGCTGTAGTCCTTTCAGAAACTTTAGCTTTCTCATCTTTAATAGCTGCCTTAAGAACACGAACAGCATCTAAAACACCTTCATCAATCTCATTGACAATGGCTGTAATAGATACGCCTTTAATTTGTGACATATATTTATATCTCCTTTATTATATAAACATCCGTATGTATTCATATATGAAGAAAATATGGAAGCCCGTATTGCTACAGGCTTCTTAATATTAAGTGTTATGCTGGAGGATTTTCTAAAGCTTGAATACGAGCAGCTAATGCTGAAATAGTTGCTTGTAATGTATCTGCTGTCACACCATTATCAACGTCCGCTTCAATGTTTACATTTGTTGCTGAAACAGGAGCTAATGTCAACGCAATATTTACTGCGCTTGTACCATCAAAACTTCCTGTCCCTGTAGCTGCACCTGAGAAGGTGATAGCTCTAGCTGTCTGTAGTTTTGAAGCTGAGGCAGCGTTCCCATTTCCTGCTAAAGCTGTTGAAGCTGTTGTCCCTAATGTTAAATTAGATGTACCTGCACCAATGGCTGCTCTAGCTGCTGCTGCGTCTGCTCCTGCCGCAATCACTACAGGCTTCCCTGTTACTTCAGCCCATGTTGGTACATAATTCCCAGCCTTTGCTGTAATCGAGGTGTTTCCGATAGTAGGTGTGAACGTGGTAGGTTTTCCTGTCACATCGCCCCATGCTGGTGTATAGTTGCCTGCTTTAGCTGTACTAGCTGTTGTACCAATTTCTAGGTTTGATGTTCCTGCTCCAATTGCTGCTCTTGCTGTAGCAGCATCACCAGCGTTTAAAAGCGTTTCAACAGTAGGACTAATTCCTGTAATATCATCAACAGATACAGGATCGTTTGAGCCGCCGCTACTGTTGATATAGTCTGATAACTCTGCTAATGTGGGTAGTTTTTCAGTTCTGTTTCCGTAGAGCATCACTCTATCGGTTTCCGACAAACTCATAAGAGATCCTTTTTAAATAAAAGAAACCTACACGAAGTAGGTTATAAATAAATTAAACAATAAAGAACATCACAGAGGGAATTAAAGAAGCTGCTATTGCAACAGCAAGGAGAGCGATTGTAATTATTTTCTTCTTCATTATTATTCTCATCCTCTGTGTGTTATAAACTTTACTTAAACTAGACCAATTCCCAATGAGGGTAGTCTTTCTTAGTCCAATCACCACCGTAACTAAGTTTTACACCAAGCTCTTTAGCTGCTGCTTGCATAGCCTCATTAATCTTCTTGAACTTACTAATATCGTTCCAATCAACAGGGTAAGGTACAATATCAACAGCCTTACCTTTCGCGTGATTAGAAGCAAAAGGATTATTCAACCAAGTTACTTTAGCTTCTTTAGGTTTAGCGTATGAAGCAGGAATACCGTGTACAGCTAGTTGAGCTGCTGTTCTTCCTTTGCCATAATTAATCATCATTTGTTCACGAGTTCTAAGTCCTTCGATAACAACGAAGTCTTGCTCAGTGATTTCAATAGCTCGTTTAACAACTTTAACTAAAGCAGGATCTACACCCTTTAAGCTATTTAATGACCTTTGAGATAGTTTGAAATTAGACAACTTCTTTTCCTCTTTCTTTTCTTCTACAGAAGATTTAGGAGATAGTCCTGCAAACAAAG